CTATTCGTCACAGTTTAGATACCCGCCTTGTGATGGAAAGCCCTATCTATAAAATGGCATTCCCTAATACGCGGCTTGCAGACGACCAAAACGAAAAGGCAATGTTCATGACTACGCAGCGGGGCTTTCGCAAGGCCGTTAGCGTTGGCGGACAGGTAACGGGTGATGGCGGTGACTTCATCATAGCTGATGACTTGATTAAACCCGATGAAGCCCTATCCGATACCGTGCGCAATACCACTAACGCATGGATGGAGCAGACGCTGTTAACCCGCCTTAACAACCCGGCAACGGGACGCATCGTCATGGTGATGCAGCGATTGCACATGGATGACCCCACCGGGAACCTGTTAGAAAAAGGCGGTTGGTATCACCTCAACATGCCTGCTGAATTCAAGCGCAAGACCCTGTTTGAGATAGGCGGCAGAAAATGGGAGATGAACGAGGGCGACCTGTTACACCCTGCCCGCCTTAGCCGTGACGTTTTGGATAAGACCCTACAAGCAATGTCGCCTATGTCCTATGCCGGGCAATACATGCAGTCACCCACCCCGCCCGATGGTGGAGACTTTAAATCGCATTGGATTAAGTACCACGATAATCCCAGCCCTAGGGAGATGAATCTTTACATTCTGATTGACCCGGCAAACGTTAAGAAGCGCAACTCAGGCCATGACCCGGATTACACCGTCATGATTGTTGTGGGGCTTGCACCGGATAACAACTATTACATACTAGACCTGATACGCGACCGCCTTGACCCGCACGAGCGCATCCACGCATTGATTGAGCTGCATAAAAAATGGAACAAGAAATCAGGCAAGCCGCCAAAGGTAGGCTGCGAACAATATGGCCTGATGACCGATGCATTCTACTTAGACCAAGCGCAAAAGGCTATTAACTACCGTTTTCCGCTTATTCGGCTGGGAGGACAAATTAAAAAAGAAGACAGAATCCGCCGCCTTGTTTTTCCGTTTCAAGACCAAAGAATATATTTGCCTAAAACAATACCATACACTACAAATACCGGGCAATATGTGGATTTAACAAAAGAATTTATTAACGAATACGACACATTCCCAGTTGGAAGGCACGATGACATCCTTGACGCTTTTGCACGCATCCTTGACGAGCAGCTTTATCCAACGTTCCCAGAACTGGAAGATAGGCGCGAATATTATCGCGGCGGCAGTAACATCCCTATCAACTTTGATGGCTTTGACCCCGGAAACTTTAGAACATGGTAACGCCGCATGTTAAGCGATAAAGACCTTATCACGCAGTTTGAACGGCATCGTAATCTTGACACGTCCTACATGGGCACGCAGCACGCAACAGCGAAAGAAGACCATGACTTTGTTGCTGGTGATTCTATGTACTATGAGGCATCGGTTAACGACAAGGGGGCTAAACGCGCTGTTGTTTTCAACAAGGTAAAGCCCTACGTTGACGCTGTTGTTGGCACAATGATTCAAATGCGCCGCAAGCCTAACTACCAAGCGCGTGTTGAGGACAGCGAAGCGCAACAGGTTTACAGCTCTGGCACAAATAGCCTTTCCGATTATGCCCGCGAGAATGCCAATCTAGACTATTTAGAAACATGGCAAGACCGCGAGATGATGATTACTGGCTACGGCGCAATCGATACCAACGTGGGCTATGAAAAAAACCCGGATGGCGAAGTCGTTGCTGAGGTTATCCGTTATGATGAAATATTCTGGGACGGCGAGGCAAAAGAGCCTAACTTGCTTGATGCACGATGGGTTCGCCGCATCAAGGCATTCAGCAAAGAAGAGATAGCTACACGTTTTGACGTACCTGTTGAGGAGTTTGAAGCGTATGACGGTAACGGCGGCGGCAGGATTCAATACAATCCCGGCGGCGGTGAATATACAGGCGTCATATACGGCGCACAAAACAAAGATTTACTACAGGTAAACTACTACCAGTGGTGGGAGCTTATGCCGTATTGGCGCGGCGCTAACCCCGCCTTGACCATACAAGACCCTGAGATGCAAGCGCAGTTCCTCAGCATCATGAGTAGCATGGTAAGGAATCGCTATGAGGCCAGCGAAGATGACGATAAAGAAGATTTATTCGAGCTTAAACCAGACGCTGAATATCTAAGCATGACGCCTATACAAAAAGGCGATATTGAAAGGCTTTGCGAAGAGTTTGGTGTACCGTTTAAGCCTATCAAGCAAAAGCGCCGCTGTTATTACACGGCAATCATTACGGGTAATAAGATTATCAAGAAATTCAAAAGCCAAAACCAAGAAGGTTATACGATTAAGTTCAAGACCGCCAACTATGATACTAACCGCTCTATCTGGTTTGGCATCGTTCGTGCGCTTAAGAACCCGCAGGAATACGCCAACAAAGCCTTGACAGAGATTCTTTACACCATTGCCAGCAACAGCAAGGGCGGCGTGATGTATGAGAAAAGCGCCGTGCGTGACCCGCGCCGCTTTGAGCAGCAATATGCGCAGACCACAGCAGCAATTCAGGTTGAAGATGGCGCATTAACCAATGGCCGCATTCAGCCAAAAGCACAGGCATCGTTACCAACTGGCTATGAGAACGTTTATCAGATTGCAGACGCCTCTATGTCTGAGGTTAGCGGTATTTCTCGCGAGTTCCTTGGCACGGCTGTTAACAAGCAGGTTGCTGCGCTCCTCGAAAGCCAGCGCATTAACCAGGTACTTGCAACGCTTGCCACCTATTTTGACGCTGTGTCCTTGTACACGGTTGAACAAGCACGGTTGATGCTTACCTACCTGCGGGTGCTGGCTGAAAACAGCTCTGGGCGGCTGGTGCGCATTATTGGTGAGGACGGCGCGGCGCAATACAAGCGTCTCAATGTCAACATGATGGCTGAGGAATATGACGTGGTTATTTCCGAAACACCGTCTAGCCCAGCACAGAAAGAGCGCACCACGGAAATCATGCTGCAATTTGGTGAGAAGCTGGCGCAGGGCGGCAAAGACATCTCGCCGCTCTTAGTTAACTATCTGCCTATTCCGTATGCCGATAAACAGAAAATCCTTAAAGCCATTACACCAGACCCGCAGTCTGCGCAGCAGCAACAAGAAGCCGCAGCGCAGCAAGCAGCCGTGCAATCGGCGCTTAATAAAGCACTGGCGGATTCGACAGCGGCGCGGGCGCAGAAAGACCTAGCGGACGCACAGTTAAAGATTGCATCGCTTGCTGAAACAGTAGCTGGCGCTGATAAAGTGCGGGCGGAAACGGCTAAAATATTAGAGGAAACCAGCAGCTTAGCAGCGCAAACCGATGTGATGCAGTCAATGCCAGTAAATTCAGTTAACGTAACCATCTAAGGGGAAAACCATGATGAACAATGCAGAAGAAATGATTGCCGAGTTAGAGAAACAAATCAGCGAGGCATCCAATGATGCACCTGATACCGCACCAGAACCCAAAGAGCCTGAGCTTGTTGATGAAGTTGTTGAGAAAGAAGCTGAACCGGAACCCGAAGCAAAAAAAGACGAACCTGTTGATGATGACATTGAAGCTGATGTCTTGAGTGATGACGCCAAGAAACGCGGCGCAGCGTTTGCCAAACAGCGGCAGGAAGCCAAAGAGCTGCGAGCAAAGCTAGAAGAACAAGCCAAAGAGAAGCAAGTCCTGGCTGAGCGTTTAGCGCGCCTAGAAGGCTTCACCGAAGGGCGCAACCCAGCCCCGCCAGCCAAAGAAAACCTTGCTGATAAAGAGCCAGACCGTGACGTTTACCCCGAAGACTGGAATGCATGGAAAATCCAGCAGCTTGAAAAGAAACTCGAAACCTTTAGCAAGAGCGCAGAGGAGCTGGCAGCCGAACGGCATTACGCACGCGAGCAGCAAGGCGTACAGGCGTTAGAGAATCAGTTCAAAGAGAAATCCGGCGCATCCGATTATGACGATGCTATCAAGTTTTTGGCTGACAAAGAATTACGCCGCGAAAAACTATTGCGTCCAAAGGCAACACAGGCGGAATTGCAGGCTCTGTTAGAACAGCAGAAAGTGTATTTTTTTCGCCAAGTGTACAAAGAGGGAAGACAGCCCGCAGAAGTATTGTATCAACTTGCCAAAGAAGACGGCTGGACACCTAAGACTGCACAGAAACAGAGCGAGGAAAAGCCCCGCGTGAATCTTGAAAAGGTAGCTGATAATCAGCGCCGGGCAGCGTCTCTCATTGGCGGCAGCAACGCTACCAAGGCAGGCGCAACCGTATCAAGTGACCAGCTTTTCAACATGAGCATGGCAGAATTAACCAGCTTGCCCGATGATGCATGGGAAAAAGCATTGCGTGCGGGGTCAAGGTAGGGTATAGAAACCCCTATCACTGGGGGGTGATAATGATAACATTTAACGTTTTAAAGCGTCACACGGCGGATGTCCTTAATAAACGCTACTATCAAAAACAGCATTTTAAATCTTATTGATATGCAGCACGCTAACTTAGAGGGCGCGGATATGCGCCATACAGTCATAAGGTCTGCAAATTTTACCAACGCAAATCTCAGAAAATCCCGCTTGCAAAACGCGGTTATGCATGAGGTTACACTATCTAATACTGATATGCGGGGCGCGAAGCTAAAAGGAACGACTTTAAACGGTGCTTTCATTGCTGAAAATTCAACCAAGGGGTGATTTATGTCTAAGAAACTGCGGCAAGAAATTCTGGCGAAATTTATAGCCGAAAAGAAAACTAAGCTCTACCATGTGAAAACGAATCTTTCTAACCAATTAAACGGTTTAGAATACGCTGAGCGTGATTTAAAAGAAAGCACAGCTCAAAAGGCCGTGTATGAAAAAAGAATATTAGAAAACTTTGAAAAGCAGTATGCTTTAAAAGCGGATAAACATTACAAAACAGCTCTTGAGGCAGTAAAGAAAATGCCCTTTGATGCCTACCTGCTTCGGCAGGAGTTAGACAGGGTGACGGCTTCTTATAACGAGCACGCTAAACAAGTAGATAGGCGTCAAAAGCAAGTTGATGAAATAAATCAAGAAATAGAAAAAAGTCTAGATGAGCTTGTTCCACTTATCCTTGCGGGGGAGGCGTCAAATGTGGGCTGATAAAGATAACAAATTGCTGGGCAAGAAAATCATAGAGATTGAGATTGCAGACGAGAAAGATTTTCTGAAATTTATTACTGATTCAGAGCCTGTGTTTATGCAAGTTGAGGCGGATTGTTGCTCTACCTCATGGATTGAACATATAAGTTTGCCGGAATTGCCGGCAGTGTGTTTGAAGATTGAAGATGTGGAGATGCCCAAACCTTCGAAAGAAGAGCTATACAAACATGCGCAGTTGAATTACAGCTCAGGATTCGACCCAGAAGGCACTGAAGAAGAAAAGGACTTAATATCAGGTAGTTGCCTTAAGTGTTATGGCTTGAAAATAATCACCGATAAGGGGTATTTAGATATTGAATATCGCAATAGTTCCAATGGGTTTTATGGTGGCCGGATGCAATTTTTAGAAAGAGACCCAATTGTTAGAATGCCAGAGTATGATGGTGAGCCGCGTGAAAAAATAGTTTGGCTACCTATAAAAGAAGATTGTTAAATAACCCCTTGACACGCCAATAATACTGTGCAAGGCATGACTCATGGTTCGCCACCTGCATCGGGCTGAATAAAAGATGCGCCGCGCCTTAATGCTGTCCAGGCTGATAATCGGACTTAGCGTTGTTCATAGTACGGGCGACTACGCCCCTAGCAACCAGCGGGATTATCAGCAATGGCCACTACCAATATGCTCACGGGCAATGCCTTAACAGTTAAGCTGTGGGCGCTCAAAGGGTTTACAGACACTCTCAAAAATACCGCCTTTGGCCGCATGGTACAGCGCGGAACAATTATGCGCGTCTCTGAGTTGGATAACTCAAGAGCTGGTGATGAAGTGACGGTTTCATTCACCGGATTGCTTTCCGGCATCGGTATTACAGAGGGCGGCACGCTTACGGGAAACGAAGAGGCGCTGGATAACCAGTCCTTCAAAATGGCGTTTAACGTAGCGCGTCACGCCGTTGCCAACCCAAACGATGATACCATTGAGCAAGCGCGCACATTAATTAATTTTGAAGAGCGCGCACGTAGCGGGTTGCAAAAATGGCATCAATCCCGCGTTGATGCATCGGTATTTAACCAACTTGCTGGTGTTAACAGCACTAACATCACCGTGGACGGCACTGTGTACTCAGGTACAAACCGTACCATCGTTCAGGGCTTGAACACCATTGCCGTACCAAGCAGCAACCGGATTATTCGCGCTGGTGGCCGTGCTAATGACCAATCATTGACCAGCGCGGATACCTTCACGCTTGACCTAGTTGATGCTGCAATTGAACTTGCAGCCAGTACTTACCCGACTATCGAAAAGCTGGATAACGAAGAGTTTGATTTGTACTTATCCCCCCAGCAAATCACAGACTTGCGGCGCGATAGTTCGGGTAAGGTACAGTGGCTAACAATAGCCGCGTCCCTTGCTCAAGGCGGAAACGCAGATATCCTAACTAATAGCAACGGCTATAGTTCTGGCTTGGTAGGCCGCTATGGCAGCGTGCTGATTTACAGCCGTGACCGTGTTGCGGGCGGTGTAAGCTCTGCGGATAGCTCTAGTGTTGCTAACGTTCGCCGTGCAGTGCTTTGCGGCAGAAACGCGCTAGGTTTTGCCAGCCGCTTCAGCGGCGCTTTAAAAGATGCGAAAGAAACTAACGGCAACGTTCCTATGGTATTCAAGCAAGAGTTAAAAGATTTTGGGTACATTAAGGCAATCGAAGCGCGCATGATTTACGGCGTGAAAAAACTTCAGTTTGCCTTTGGCGGTACGGCTCAAGATTTCGGCTCTATCGTAATTTCCACTTTTGCAGCAGCACACACAAGCTAAGGGAGTTTAACATGACGACACCAACAATCTTTAGTGATGTTGCAACAAATCCATTAGTATATCGCTCACAACCGCAAGGGGTTTTGGCGCAAAGATTTGTGTTAACAGTTCCTGTGGGAGCCGCCATTGGCACAAACTTTGGTCTGATTCGCTTTGACAGGGGTTTTAGCCTTTTGTCTCTGGCCTTGGTTTCAACCGACATGGATACCGCAACCACACTTACCTTGAACGTGGGCTATCTGTATGACGGCACAACTGGCGAAGTAAACAACGCTTTCTTTAACGCAAGTGCATTAGGTCAATCCGCAACCAGCATCGTTTGGCCTATCGCAACTGGTTTGTTAACGGGAACTAGCTTTGTTGCAACGGGTCCAGGCTATCTGTCTATAACCACTGCGGGTGAACCAATTGAAGTTGCTGGTACTATAACTGGTATTGCTACTTTTACCTATAACTTGTAAGTTTTTAAAATGGCTACGCTTGCAACCATACGCACGCGGGTGTTAGCGAAGCTGGTGGATGCGGGCGGCTCAATCGCAGAGCCGTCCGTTTCTCAAGTTACAGCTGAGATAAACTCAGCCATAGATTATTATGAACCAGAAAGTTTTTGGTTTAATGATGAAGTTGCAACGGGTTTTTTAACAATCGATAATGCAAACGTTCCACTGCCCGCCAATTTTTGCACGTTTCTTGAGCCAAGCGGCCTTACAATAGAAATTTCAAATTCACGCTATCCACTTAAAAAAGTTACTCCATTACAATACGATAGTATGTATTCGGCTGCAACTGGGGAGCCAATATATTACACATACAGGCATCAAACCCTTGATGTGTATCCTATCCCAAGTCAGGCTTACGCGTATCGTTTGTTTTACACAAAAAACTATGCCGATTTGGTAAATGATAGCGATTTAAACGACTTTACAAGATACGCACAATTTCTTATTGAATACCAGACTCTTGCGCGGTGTTATAGAGATTATCGGAGCGATATGGAAGCAGCGGCAAACTATGAAGTTGAGGCTGGCAAGCAGTTGAATCGCCTTGTTGACCAATCCCGTGCGCGGCTTGCAACGGGTGAGTTGACAGTCGAAAACATTACAAGACCAGCCTTTAACGGCTATTCGTATTATTATTAACCAAAGAAAGGCTTACTATGTTACCCATGATTCGCAATTTTGTAGGACGCACGGTTCGCACTTTTACAGCGAACGGCACTTCATCCGTAATCGTTGCCGCGCCAGAAGTTACAGCAAACAGTGTAATTTGCATTACACTAAAAACCGTTGGCGGCACAGTTGGAAACAGCCAGCCAGCTATTAAAACAATCACGCCAGGCGTTGGATTCACTGTGACCGCGCTTGCGTCTGATACCAGCGTTTATAACTTTGCCGTGCTAAGCTAATGCCGACATTTACCACTAACTATTCCTTTAGTCTTCCGAACGTGGCTGACCCGGTGGATGCGGATTTATGGGGTGGGCAACTTAACGGCAATTTCACCAGCATTGATACGTTGCTAAAAAATTCCTTTGCTGATGTTCAATCGGGCACATGGACGCCAGGATTAACGGGTTCGAGTGGTGCGCCAACTATAACGTACACTACGCAACTAGGTGAATATATCCGTCTAGGAAAATTTGTGCATGTTGAATGCCGCCTCCAAGTAAATACCACATCTGGCGGCTCTGGAGCATTGAAAATCACAAATTTACCATTTACCATTTCAACAGTTTCTGGCGCGCTTGGTGGTGGGAATATTGTTAAGGCAAGTGGTTGGCTAACGGCTTGCCCAACTGCCGGATTTATGGAAACTGGAACATCCATTGACTTAACGTATCCGTCAGGTGCTACGTCCATAGTGGAAGTGCCAATTGCAAACTTAACTGCTGGTTCACAGTTGTGGTTTACGGGGCAGTACATATCTGCTTAGGAACGAGTTATGCCCTATGAATTAAAACCAATAGAGGTTCAAGCGGGCGTCTCAACCAGCATTGATAATACACTACAGGTAACGCGGTTATACACTCAGGCGGATAAGGTGCGTTTTGTGGGTGGCCTTCCTGAGAAAATAGGCGGCTGGGATAGCCTTGCATTTACAGGCACGTTTACCATTCAGGGACTGCCGCGCAACGTTTATAGCTACATCAACAATGGCGCGACAAACTATTTAGTGGGAACGCATACCAATTTATACGCGCTATTCGGCAACACGCTGTTTAATGCTACGCCTGTTACAGTAGGCACAACAACATTAAACAACGTGCTGGGAAGTGTTTATGGCACGCTAGGCGCTAATGCTATGGCCTCAATAGATGGCAGCCCTATTGTTACTGTTACTGATCCGGCGCATCCATTTAAAAACGGGGATGTTTTGACCTTTAGCGGTGCAACAGCTTTTGGCGGTTTACTGGTAGGGGCTATCAACGGGGCTAAAAGCATAGCAAACGTGACGGCAAACACCTATGAATTTAATGCCAGCGCCAATGCAACCAGCACCACTACGGGAGGCGGCGGGGCTATTGTGCGCACCAGTAGGCTTGTGACTGTTGTTGATGCAAACACCATGCGCGAAGGTGACAATATTAACGTGGCAAGCGTAGCAAGCGCAGTGGGCGGCATAGCAACGGCGGATATTGTTGGTATTCGCACGGTTCGCAATGTG